CCCTGCCGCTCTATGGTGGACGCGGGCCTGCATCGCTATTTTCGGATCGTGCCCATGAGCGCGGCGATTCTGGATCGCCGCACTGATCTAAGGAGAAGAAATGACTGAACAACCGGACCTGCTCCTCGTCAACGCACCATCACGCATGGGGGTTTATGGCGCGCTCGCATCCTTTTCCGCGGTCGAGCCTCCGGTCTGGGCTGGGCTTATCGCTAGGTACTGCATGAATAGGGGATTCTCCGTACAGATTCTCGACGCCGAGGCCGAGGGGTTGTCCGTTGACCAAGCAGCGTGGCGAATTGCGGAGCGCAACCCACGCCTTGCGGCGTTCTGCATCTACGGGCACCAGCCCTCCGCGTCTACGCAGTGCCTTCCAGCAGCTAGCAAAGTTGCCGACACGTTGTGTTCGCACTTACAGGGCAACAAGCTCACGATGATTCCTACACTTGCCCTCGGCACGCACCCCTCGGCGCTGCCCGAGCGCACGTTGCTAGAGGAGCCGTTCGACTTCGTCTGCCAAGGCGAGGGACCGGAGACTATTACAGCACTGCTGAATGAATTGAATGCTGGGGTAGATCACCGAGGGGGCAAAAGCAAAGTTCCTGGGTTGTTCTGGAAAGGATATACCGCATACTCAACAAAGCTGTTCGTTCCTATTAAGAACATCACTGACCTCGACGCCGAGCTGCCCAATCAAGCATGGGAACTGCTCGACATGAAGCGTTACCGCGCCCACAACTGGCACCTCTGGACCGGAGATCCAGCGGGTGGATACACGAGCGTTCAGACTTCACTGGGCTGTCAATTCGCGTGCGCCTTCTGTTGCATCCAGGCGCCGTTCGGCGACGCGAGCCCGAGGATGCGCTACTGGTCGCCCGAGAACGTCGTCGAACAAATCACGGCGCTTGTGCGTGACCACAACATCTCAAACATCAAAATCCCGGACGAAATGTTCTGTTTCAACCGCGCCCACGTGAAGGCGATCTGTAATGGCTTGATCGAACGCGGCCTCGGAGATCGTCTGAACATCTGGGCCTACGCGCGCGTAGACACCGTCAAGGACGAGGAAATGCTGGAACTCCTGCGCCGCGCCGGTTTCCGCTGGCTCGGGATCGGCGTCGAGTCCGGATCGAAGCACGTCCGGGATGGCGTCGAGAAAGGGCGCTTCGGAAACGAGCAGATCGCCGCGGCAATCGGCCGGGTTCGGAACCACGGCATCTGCGTCGGGGCGAACTACATTTTCGGCTTGCCGGACGACACGCGCGAAAGCTGCGCTGAGACTCTCTCACTAGCCTGCGAGCTGAATACTGAGTGGGCAAACTTCTATTGCGCGATGGCCTATCCCGGTTCGGCTCTCCATCGGCAGATCACGGGAGCGCGCGCGGCCGGGCGTCCCGCTCCCGCGTTGCCTGAGGACCACGGCGGCCCGAGCTGGATCGGGTATTCGCAGCACGCTCCTGAAAGCCTGCCGCTGTCGACCGACGCACTGACCGCGCATGAAGTTCTGGACATGCGCGACGACGCCTTCCTCGCGTACTTCACGCGGCCGGCGTATCTCGAGATGTTGGGCGCGAAGATAGGCCCGCACGCAGCCGAGCAAGTCAGGGCCATGACGGCACTCGGACGCCCACGGCGCCTACATCGGGAGCTGAAATGACCAACACCGTCATCCGCAAGCCCTGGGGCCGCGAGTATCGCTGCTATCGGAACGCCGCACTCGCCATCTGGGCGCTCCACATGCGCGAGGGGCGCGCGACCTCGCTCCACTGCCATCCAGGAAAGAACACCGCGTTCGTTCTGCTCCGTGGGGCGCTCGACCTGGAACTCCTGCGCGGCCCGCGGCTGTCCTTCAAGGCGCTGGACAAGATCAACGTCTTCCGCGGCCGGTTCCACCGCCTGCGCGCGATCACGGATGTCATCCTGCTCGAGGTCGAGGCGCCGGACGATAAACGCGACATCGTTCGGCTCGAGGACGACCACGGGCGCGCAGGAGACCAGCTCGAGCAGCCATCCGAACCGCTTTCGACTTCCGACCTCCTGATCAGCGGCCACGCGGCCGGCGGCTTCTTCGCCGATTGCTGGTGGTCGATCTTGCGGCCCGAATCCACGGAGGAGCTGGTTCAAGTCGCCACGGGGGACGCGATCCTGGTCACGCTTTCCGGGGGACTGGAACGCGGCTTGCTGCCATCCGGGGACGCGATCGACGGTGCCTCAATGGCGCGCCTCGCTTCGGCATTCGGCGTTGTGGCCGGCTCTTCCTTCCTGCGGATTTCCAAGGAAACACCATGATGCGCCAGCGGGGAATCTCTTTCTTCCAAGACGCCTGGCATTGGATCGGCGGGGTCAGGTTCGACGTGATCTTTGATGTTGGGGCGAATGTGGGGCAATCCGCGCATGTCTTCGCAGAGATGGTTCCACAGGCGTCGATCTGGTGTTTCGAACCAGTAGAACGTGCCTTCAAAGAACTCAAGCGCAATGTCGCGTACTTTCCAAACGTCAAGCCATACCGTCTCGCGATTGGTGCAACTGGTGGTTGGGCGGATATGCACGTGGCCGAGGAGACCTCGCTAAGCTCGATCAGCGTGAACGCGCCAGGGAGCGTCGTAGAGGTAGTTCCGATGGTCACATTGGACGAATTCTGCGGGGCGAGCGGCATCGAACGAATAGACTTCCTGAAGATCGACACCGAGGGGCACGACGTGGACGTGCTTCATGGAGCGTTCAGGATGCTCACGTCCGGGCGCGTGAATTTCGTGCAGGTCGAGGCGTCCTTCTACGGCTGGAACAAGCGATTCGTCGAATTGGGGCGCTTCGTGGATTTCATGGATCAATTCGGTTTCGAAATCTTCGGCATCTACGATCAGATGGCGCATCCGACCGGGCGCCCTTCGATCGCTTACTTCAACGCGGTCTTCGTCAACAGCACGCTGCTCAAGGAACCGCCATGGAGCTAGGCCTGTTCGTGAAGTGCCCGCACCCGGAAATGATCGAGGCGATCGCGCTCGCCGGCATGGACTTCGCCGTCGTCGACATGGAGCACACGCCGATCTCGCCGCGTGATCTCTACCCGATCGTTCTGGCCGCGGAGCGCCGGAGCCTGTCGCTCGTCGTTCGGGTGCCGAAGAATGACGAGGCCTACATCAAGTGGTGCGTCGATCTCGGGGTGAGGCGCATCCAGATACCAAATATCACATCAGCAAGGGATGTTGAAGCCAGTGTCGAGGCTGCGTACTTTCACCCGCAGGGCTTGCGCGGGCTCTGCCGGTTCGTGCGCGCTGCTGACTTCTCAATTATGGCGAAGGAGAAGTACATCCCATCAGCTAATATCAAAACTGAGCTGATCTTCCAGATTGAGAGTCTGAAGGCGCTTGACCACATCGACGAAATCATCGCCGCTGCTCCGAAGAATTCGATCATTTTCGTCGGCCCGTGGGATCTCTCACAGGCCCTCGGGAAACCTGGCGAGGTCTGGGACCCTGAGGTCGTCTATGCGATCAGCCACGTGCGCCAGAAGTGCTCGGCTGCCGGCCTGCGGTTCGGGACGTTCACGGACAGCTTTCAGGGGCTCGGCGGGCTCATGCGCGCCGGCACGGACTTGATCGAGTTCGCCTCGGACTTGGCCGTGTTCATCAAAGCGGCTGCGGCGATCCGTAACGAGGCGCTCAGTGCGTAGCATCAAGGACATCTACGAACGCGCCGCCCTCTGCCGCGCATTCGAGGAGGAGGTCGCGCGTCGCGCAGAGGCCGGCGAGTTCAAGTTCCCTGTCTATTTATCGCTCGGTCAGGAGTACGCGCCAGCGACGGTTTCGGTCTGGCTCGACGATCACGGCATCACCGACCGTCAGGTGTTCGTCCAGCACCGGGCGCATTCGCAATACATCTGCATGGGCGGCGATCTGCGCGAACTGGTCCTTGAACTGCGCGGAGACCCACGAGGGTGCTCCGGCGGGATGGGCGGGACGAACTGCCTCCAGTCTAAGAAGGCGGGCATCTACGGGCACGACGCTCTGCTCGGGACGCAGGTGCCGATTGCCGTGGGCGCGGCCTACGGGAACCGGAAGCCGACGATCTGCTTCCTCGGGGACGCCGCGGCCGAGGAGGACTACGCGCTCGCCGCGTTCGGTTGGGCTGCGACTCAGCGGCTGCCTATCCTTTTCGTGGTAGAAAATAATGGGCTATCTATTTTGACGCCAATAGCAGTAAGGCGTAGTTGGGGCGTTGTAGAAGTAGCCAAAGGCTTCGGTCTTACTGCCCTGTCTGTAACTGACGCGCCAACCGAACTGTACGCAAAAATCCCGGATATTTCTGATTGGCCCGCATTGATAGATGTACAAACAATTCGATTACGCTGGCATTCAGGCCCCGGCGTGGATAATCTAGATGGATTTGATCGCCACCAATATGTAGCTAAAGAAGTGCCATCAGCCAAAGAGATACAGAAACGCGCCGACAAACAAGTAAGGGAAACATGGATCGCTGCGGAACTCTATACCGCCTAGACTTTGCAGACGGGAAATCGTATATCGGAGCTTGTATAGGCCCGGTCAGGCGGCGCTATCAAAGACACATGCGCGCGGCAAATCAATATAACAGTCAATATCCAGTACATCAAGCATGGAGGCTGTTAGGTGCCCCAACCTTAACGGTATTACAAGATACTGTGCCATTAACCATTCTTTGGGTTGAAGAAAGTTTAGTTATTCAACGTTGCAACACCAAAAGCCCGCATGGTTACAACGCCATTGAGGGCCAAGGAGTTCCTCCAGGAATGCTTAATAAACCTGGACCTTGGCGCGGGCAAAACATAACAGAAATCCACAAGCAGCGAATACGCTCTGCTAACACTGGCCAACAGCACACCAAAGAAACGAAAGACAAAATAAGTCGCGCACTTAAAGGGAAGTTATTTTCTGAAGAGCATCGGAAAAATCTTCGGCTCTCCCATGTTGGCAAGCCAAGCGGGCGATTGGGCCAAAAGTGCACTCAGGAAACTAAAGATAAGATACGCCAAGCTAGGCTAGGTAAACCACTCTCTTCGGAACATCGACATAAAATAAGTTTTGGGTTGCAACGATTTTATTCAAAGAAATGACAACGCTACGCGAAACTATTCGCTTGTTAACCGCCAGTCATTTGGACGCGGGTCATATCGTGTGCGGGCAGTGCCTTTCGGCCGTGGGATTTGTGGCGAACACAGTACCAAATCATCCGAAGCTAACTGAACTTCCAATGTCAGATGTTGCCGGGGCTTATTTTGCTGTAGGAGCCGCTCTGGTCAACAGGCGCCCGCTTCTTATTTTGCGTTATCAGGGATTCGCTTGGTTCGCCGCTTCAGCCATCG